AATGGTCTACCCGTTAATTTTGACCAATTTCGTAAGAATCCAGTTGCTGCCGTGGCTTTTTGTATGTTGTTGGCTGTTGGGTATTTGTATTTGGACCTTCGTTCGGGCTACAAGGAACAAATTGAACAAGCAAATGCCAAAATAGAGGTCCTGGATGCAAAGATTGACCGTCTATCGTATGCGTTAAAAAAGTCCGATTCTTGCCTTGCATCCGCCATGACTGAAATACGAATCATGCAAACGATGAGAAAACTATGAAAAACCTTTTAATCATATTTACGGGCGTATTTGTAACGGGTTATATCTTTACAAGTGCAAACGCAAAACAAAGCCCTACAATCGACGATATTGATGCTTTGCTTAAAAAGGTATCAAAAAACATAGAAAGTGCGTCACAAGTCACCAAACTGGCTCAAACGATGAATGCCAAGATGATTGAGTTGAAGGTTGAAGAAAAGAAGGAGTTAAAAAAGGAAGTTGAGATGGCGGAAGTGAAGATGGAAGCCATGGAAGTTAAAACCGAAATGTTGTGTGCAAAGATGATTGGTGCGGGATTAGATACAAGCGTTGCACCATTGAAGATGGAAGGACCAGCGTACGATGCCTACCTAAACTATGTTGAAGAAGGTGGTAAAGAAGATTTTGATTATTTTAGAATGTATCTATGGCAACAAAAGTAAAAAGTAATTCGGTTGTATTCCGTGTGAAACCAAAGAAGAAATTAGGCAGACACACAAAGCACATTAACAAACATAAAAGTTCAAAACCATCAAGAGGACAAGGATGAACAATTTCAAAACAAACATCACTGGCATTGTAGCCATTTCAATTTTGGCATTGAGTTATGCCATATTGTTTTCGATTATCTTTTGGGATTTCCCAACGGATCAAAAGGACATTTATTTTACCATTGCGGGTGGGGTAACATCCATCGTTACAATGGTAGTATCATTCTATTTTGGGGCATCAAAGAAACAAGATGAAAATTAAACAAGTACCATTTAGAGCGTACAATCGCGAAGCGGTTAAGAAGACCCAGGTGTATTTACACCATACCGCAGGAAATGGAAGCGGTGAACAAACCTTTGCGTATTGGGAAAAGGTTGCCAACAAGGTTGCCACTTGTGTTGCTATCTCAACCGATGGAACAATCGTTCAAGGGTTTGGCAGTGAGTATTGGGCGTACCATTTAGGGTTAGGCACAAAGCATTTCATGGGGCATGGTTGCCCTTATCTTCCTTTGGACAAAACATCCATTGGCATTGAGGTGTGTAACTGGGGTCCAATAACCAAAAAAGGCACAAAGTTTTACAACTATGTGGGTGGTGAAATACCCGCAGACCAAGTAACGGAACTTCCAACAGCCTACAAAGGATACAAGTTATGGCATAAATACACAGACGAACAGATTCAATCCGTTAAGGACTTGTTGATTCTTTGGAATGAAAAGTACGGCATAGATTTAACCTACAATGAGGATATTTGGGCAGTAACCAAGCGTGCATTGAAGAATGAATCAGGTGTATTCACCCACAATTCAGTTCGTGCAGACAAGGCGGATGTGTATCCTTGCCCCCGTTTGATTGAAATGTTGAAGTCACTCACAAAGGAAAAGTAACCATTTACAAAAGAAAGGGGTTAAAATCCCTTTTTTTATTTGTGTATATGTTTGGAATTTCAAATACCAAATGTATATTTGTACCATGAACATGACACTTAACATTTACGAATGCGTTTATCGCACAGAAAGCGGAAAGGAATTGTACACCAAAACATGGTATGCACCAACATACGAACACGCCTTTCGCATGGCTGAAATTTACCGCACAGTCACTTTACACGAAGCGTTTGATTTTATATTAAAACGCATTTAATTTGGAATTGCAAATACTTTAACCTATTTTTGAAAAGACAAATAACATGGATATCATTTACTTACTTATCGGAACACCCATTGCATTTGCCATTGGTTATTCATGGCACTGCATCAAACGCAACAACAAGCGTTTTGAGAACACACAAGAAGCAACCCCGTATCAGTTTGAAAAGGATGAATACATCCCCGAATTCAATGAGTTCACTCAAATGTTGGTTCAACGCAGAATGTATAAAGGCAAAGCAAAATGATACAAACTTGTTTTATAAATCAAAAGGAGTTGGATGCAATGAAGGATTACATTGTTAACAACAAAAAGGATTGGTCGATTGATTATCTATCTATGGGGACAAGTGCAAATGATAAATATCCTCATATGAGATTATACCAAGTAAATATAGAAGGCACAATGGATTTTACAGACGCCTTTCATTTCGGTCAATTTTTATCAAAGTCCAAATGATTACCCTATATTTCAGAACCCTTTTTGAATTGGATGCGGTTGAAACCATTTTGCAACGCAAAACATACAAAAATGTCAACATCATCGAAAAGCATTACCAAAACAACGGCACTTATTCCATCACCTTTGAAGGGCATGAGGATTGGCAGTTGTTCACATTAGGACAAGCACATCAAATTATCATCATAAATGACAACACACGAAGCACTAACACAAGTATTTAACAAGTCAAACAAAGAGTTGGCGGAGTTATTACACGCCAATTACGCAACAGTTACCACATGGAAATTCCAATTCAAACGAAACGGCCTTTCAATGGAAAAACAATTTGAGATTCTCACAAAACTAAATTACCAATTAAAAAACAATATATCATGGAACAACAAAAAAGAAGTGCAGTAACCAATGTAACTGCCAACGGAACTTACAATGGTCAGTACGGCACATTGTACAAATTTGAAATCACTTTTGCCAATGGCGATTCAGGTGAGTATGCAAGTAAAAGCCAAAATCAAACCAAGTTTGTGGTTGGTCAAGAAACGGATTACACCATCACATCCAAGGAGTTCAAAGACCGCATTTATTACAAGATTGCACCAGTGATGGCACAACCGCAACAAGGTGGATTTACCGCCAAGGCGAAGGATCCTGAAACATCAAAACACATTATGCGTATGAGTGTGTTGAAGGTAGCGGGTGATTTGGTAATCAATGGTGACATTCAGTTAAAAGAGATTTTGGCATATGCACAAGTGTTTGAAAAGTTCGTTGTGGATGGTCAAGATACTTTGGCACAATTCAAACCAGTATCAAGTATGAAAGATGACTTACCATTCTAACTATTATGACAAATAACAATATGACACAACAACAATTATTCAACCAATTCACACCGAGTGATTTGGAAACATTGAAAAAGGCGATGGAAATTTTGGGTAAGTTATTCCCAAATGAAAAACCAAAACAAAACCGTGGTTGGAGAGTTCGCAAAGCCACGCAGGATTTCATGGATGAACTACACAAGTTTTATGGCAACCAATGGATTCATAGATACGATGATGAATTATTGAATCTTTGTCGAAAGTACAATGTGTATGAACTTATCAATTGGCTTAAAATGTACGACAAGGCGGGATTGATTGAAATTGTCAGAGTTCAAAACGCAAACAAGAACATCATTAAATTCCGTTTCGTATGAAAAAAATGATTGAACAACTATCGGACACGATGTTGGAAGTTGGGGGTGGAAATTACTGCCCCCTTCAATTCCACATTGAATTAAAGGAATTGGCGGATATCATCAAGGACTTTCAGGACCAAATCAAACCCCTTGCATTAACCGAAGCATCCAAATGGCATGGTCAAGTGTATTGTGGGTATGAAATAACCAAGAAAGCGGGTGGAGGTCGGTATAACTATGACCACATCCCCCAGGTTCAGGAACTTAAATTGGCGTTAAAAGAAAGGGAGAAACTCCACCAACAAGCGTACAAGACAATGAACCAAGGTTTATTCTTGAACGAACAAACTGGCGAAGTATATGAACCCGCCCATTACCTTCAAAACGATGATACTATAATGTTAAAAAAGGCATGAAACAAGTATTAAGAGCCATCGCAATCATATTGGCATTGTATCTATGCACCGCGTTCATTAAATGCGAATACAACGCATCTAAATGGGATGAATCACAACGGGCTGCAATGGTTATGTTGTCACTTTTACTTATTGGGATACTTTATCTCAAAGAAGAATTGGATTAATAAAAAAGGGGTGGCATCGGCAACCACCCCTTAATCCTAATGATATGACAAATAACAAGTACGGATTGATGCAAAGATAAGTATTTTTTGTATATTTGTTGCGTTAACTGGTATGTAGAAGATACCGAAAGTTAAACCACTTTTATCCCTGTTGAATTGCGCGTGCTTCTACCACCGCTGTTTGATGGGGATTTTTTTATGCAAAACACATACACAACACAAACCACAGTAAACAAAAACATTTGCACGATTGCAGTTTACATGAACCACACATGGTGGCACGATTACGAATTCCACACGGATGATTTGTACATGATTAATGGAAGAAACATTATCATTGACATTTCTTGTAAGAATTGGGGAACGCCCGAAAACATCCAAGAAATTCACAACTCTATCTTGAAACACCTTTTATCCAAATGAGATGTCAAAAGATCCTGCATTCCTATTTTATTCCAGTGATTTTTTGACTGGCACAATGTTCATGGATAATGAACAAGTTGGAAAGTTTATTCGCCTGATGTGCGCCCAACACCAAAAAGGTAGATTAACTGAAAAAGATATGTTAAAGATATGTGGCACACATGACGAAGATATATTTGAAAAGTTCGCCTTGGACGGGGCGGGGCTTTATTACAATGAAAGGTTAGAACAAGAAGTTGAAAAGCGTAAAGCGTACTCCGAATCAAGGCGTAATAATCGTAAAAAGAAAGAAGATATGTTAATCACATCTAAAACATATGTTCAACATATGGAAAATGAAAATGAAAATGAAATTGATAATAGTATAGATAATAAACCTAAAAAGGAAAAATCTTTTATTAAACCAACCATTGATGAAATTGCTTTGTACATGGAGGAAAGAAATATGAATAATGTTTCACAACGCTTTTATGACTTTTATGAATCAAAAGGATGGATGATTGGTAAGAACAAAATGAAGGATTGGAAAGCGTCAGTAAGAACATGGGAGGATAAAA